CACTTCAGGATATGTAGCTACCGAACGGTATTTCATAATTAAATCTCTGTCGTTCTTATACTGATCTCCGTTGAGATCCATGTATTGACCAAAGTATCCACCTGTTGGCGATATCTCATATGCACCGTCTTCGTTATCTGGGGTAAACGATACAGGCTTTTTATTTGTTTCTATTTGCTTTCTTTTAAATTCAAAACCAAATAGTGATCTGCTTTCTGCCATATTTTTTAATTGTCCTAATTCACTCTTTTCTAAATATTATTTATAACACTTAGAAAAGAGTGCCCGAAGGCACTCCTTATGTTATATCGATGATTTACGTTGTTGTATCAGACTCCCAATACTGTATTTGTAACTCAACCTCAAACTCTTCGATAACGTTCTCTGAGCCATAGTCAAGCTCGATCGGTCCTAAAGTTGTAGGGAAAGTTCCTCTGATATCATACTTCTTAAGTACTGAACCATCCTTATCAAGTTGTTCAACAATCATATCAGCCATATAAGAAGTAGGATCTGTTAATCCAGTATTTCTTTTATGTTCGTTAATCATGTTCATCCAATCTTCATAAGCATTACGTACTGCAAAGTCCGTATCATTTATTACAGTAATACTCCATGGATCAAATGTTCTATCACCAGCTATTTGCAACTTACGACCTCTGAATGGAACTTCAATAGGTGCAATTGTACTACCTGGCAATGATGCCATTTTACACATGTAAGTAAAACTTGGAAAGTTTTCTTTAATAACTAAAGCTGGAAAGCTCATAGTGACCTGGAATAGATTAGGTCTTGCTCCGCCGCCTCTTAGTTGGGCTTTTATATCATCTACGCCTAAAATCGCCATGATTAATTACCTCCCGCAATTTCACTAAACTCAACACCAGTTCTCGTGGCGATGAAGTTTAATGTTATAAAGTTAATAGATCTTGCAGGCTTGACATAAATATCAGCAACAAACTTATTGCTATCAATAATATTTCCTGTGTTATTAGTACCATCACAAACTACTTTAAAGTCTGTAATACCACGTCTTCCCTGAACATCTCTCAAAAACGGCTCAACCATGTTTCTAAATTGTGCCCTCGTAAATTCATCATTAAATTCGAATAATGATGCTTTCGACGCTGTAGATACTGCTTTCTCAAGAACAATGAATAGTCTCCTAACATTGATTCTATCAAATGCACTTGGCTTAGCTTGTAACGTTTTGTCACCAAATAACAATGTACCTTGACCTGGGAAAGTAACAACTGGGTTTACACCTGTCTTGTATAATGCATCTCTTTCCGCTTGATTGGGGTTCCATGCTAGTTTAGTAACGTTACGAACATTACCTCTTGTGAATCCAGCTGGTGAGAACCATGCATCTGCAACTAAATCTGCATTTGCTGCTAGTCCCGCCATAGATCCTGCTGCTGCAATCCAACGATAAACATCATTATACTTATCGTAAACATATAAAGAACCACTATCTCCAAAGCCATAAGACGTTGAAGTACAACCAGTTCTCCATGTAGCTACCGAAGTAGCTGGTGCTGCTGCGCCAACTGTTGCCGCTCTTTCAGGAGAGACAAAACCTACTGCATCTTTTCTTGCTGCCGCTTGGGCAGTTATGAAGTTACTTAACGTAATATTATCAGACGCACTCAATCCTGAGTTTGCTTGGAATATTAAATTAGTATCAACTGTTTCGGCATCTGCCATTAAGGCATAACCTGCGGTAGTTTCACCTACCGATAATACGTTATCATCTACACCACCAGTTAAGTCAACAAAAAACGTAGCTACTGTAACAAACGCATTGCTTGTAGCTGATTGACCTGCTTTGGTAAGTGTTGATTTATGATTACCTGCAAAGATCCAATTTGAACCTTGGTTGATAACGTCTTTGTAGTATAATGTAGAACCATCTGAACTTTTCACATCGCTGGCTTGTGATAAGTAAGTCCAATATTCAAGTACTTCTCCTACTGTACCTGTTATTGAACCGTTTACATCATAAACCCATATGTGAATTTCGTCATTTGAACCACCAACTGCAGCTGCTCCCGCAGATGTACCTGGTGCACTTTCTACATTGCCAGCTTGCCACGCTGTCATTGTTTGTCCAGCAGTAGCAAATGATACTCCTACTGCATTACCTTTAACACCCGGATGACGTGCTTGCACATAGTCCGTTGCTGCAGGTGATTGACCGTCAAACACGGTCTTGTTTTGTGTTAGAATTCCAGTACCTGACGCTGTCGCGTTACGTGCTGAAGTTCCAACTGCTCTAACAACTTTTAAATTGTTGCCATAGCTCAGAAATTGGGCTGCAGATAAAACACTTTCGAATGTGCTTGCATCTGGCTGTCCGAACTTCTCAACCAATTGTGTTTCCGATGTGACAGTAGTAATCTCATTCGCTGGACCCCACGTAAACGCGCCGGCCATAGCTCCTATTGTTGATGATACTGACGGAACGACATTGGTCAAATCGATTTCTTTTACCTGTACTCCAGGCGAAACTAGATTAGCCATCTAAACTCCTTCATGTTAATTATAAGATTTATCATAATACGAATTTTCTCAATATACTTATTTATAACAACTACGGTTTATAGGTTTCCCAACCCTGGCCGAATGGATGATGGTGATCGTCTTGCTGTGGCATATGTCCGACTGGTATGACTTCATCTTCCATTTGTTTTACTTTTTGCTTATATAACATATGTTTCATATTTACATCAGTAGATTCTGCAAAGAACGATGTAGATGTGAACCAACCAAACATCACTAAGTTCATCATAAGATCGTCATGTGAATTATGATCAGCTTGATATGATGCTCCTTTAGCAACAAATGTACTCATTTCTCTTATAGTTTCTTCATCTTTTATTACTAATTTCTTTTGTGACATAATATCACGAAGGTTAGAACATCCAATTCGTTTAACCTTACTCGTCATTGTAACACCAATAGCATTTGCCTTAATCATAGACTCTACAAATACGTTCTCATATTCTAAATCATAATATAAACCATTACATACCACTTGTCCTGCATCATTTGATTCTACTACAACATGAGCCTCATTATAATGATTAGCATATTTGTATAACAGGTCAGGAAATAATAAAGGGCTTATCATATTATCACGGTATGTACATACCTGTACGAATGGATTTTGACTTACATCTATTACAGTAAATGTAGAATAGTCTTGTCCTCTTCCTCGAGATACATCAACAAACATTTGATATGTATGTCCTTCTTGAGGATGGTCAAAGATCTTTACATTATTATAGTATTCTTGTGGTTCTGTAGACCTTAATGCTAATAATACATCAGCAGATATTAAAGTATTACCTGTACCATGGAAACTATTACCAAATTCTTGGTCAAACTGGAGTTCAGATGTATTCTCAATCGTCATCTTCTTCCATGCTTCATCTCTTCCTGGTACATCCCACCAGTCTACACGAGTTGGTGTAAATTCATTTGTACCTTGAGCTGCACCTTCATATAACTTATGGAACATATTACCTATGCCATTTGCTGTAGATGTGATAATAATCTTAGATGTTTTACCAGATGAGATAACTGGATATGTTGATGTATAAAATTCTGATGCATTCTCTACAAATGCAAACTCATCGAGATATACAAGGTTAAGTGACATACCACGAATAGAGCTTGATGATGTTGCGGCCGCTATAATTCTTGAGTTATTAGAAAATCCTATAGATCCTTTATTGAGTGCAGTACATCCTGGTTGTAGAAAGAATGGCAGGTTTTCTAACATAAGAGTAATACGTGCTAACATCTCTCGTGCAATAGCATTCTTATTTGCGAGTACACCTACAACTTGTTCACCTTTAAATATAGCATACCATAATAGATATGCCACAACAGCAATAGATTTACCACTCTGACGGCATGCCAGAACGATATTAAAACGATGATCAGTAAATGAATCAAACATTTTCTCTTGATACTGGTATAGGTCAAAGGGTATTAAGCCTTTGTCGAGGTGGATTACTTTACAATACTTTTTAGCAAAATATTTAGGATCATCTAAACACTTCTTGTATTCTTTTAATTCCTCTTTAGTCCATGGATGTTCTACATCGGCACCCCGAACATTCGGATTGCCTAAATAGTTTGTTTCTCTCATTTGTCAAATAAGTCCGGTTCTGTTTCTATTACCTTTTCATCACGTAACATCTTTTGTAGCTCAGCTGTGCTACCTATAAAAACATTGTTATTAGTTGCTCCTTGTTGAGCAAGTGCTGTAGGTTCATCAGTTTTATCTTGTTCTTTCTTACTCTTATGAAGCTTTAAAACTTTTTCGCCTATCTCAGCATTTTGTTTAATTAATTGACCAAGAACTTCGAATGCTCTTGGATGTTCTGACTCGCGAGCAAGTTCCATCATAAGCTCTATAGCTTCTTCGCCTTGAGTGGATAAATCGAATAAATCTCTGCGGACTCTTTCGAAGTCCGCGTCAATTTTACTTTTCGTGCCAGTCGATGTGTGCTTCTGGATTTTCGTCTCCATGTTCATGGTCATCGTCGTGTTCCTGTGGGTTTTCATAATATGTATTCCATAATTCCATTACACCATGCTTCGTGCGGCTCTCATCTTTATTGCCACCTTCATATGGTATAGCTAAGTTTTCTTCGATAAGACTTTGGTTAGCATCTTTGCCATTAACCTCAATCGTACCAAGTACTCTTCCAAATTTACCTTTCTCCATATCTTCTGTAACTAAGGTAAATTCACCATCGGTCTCTGCCAATAGTTCTATCAATCTATGTTTAGCAGCAAGTCCCCATGATTTCTCTGCTAAATTTCTTGTCCTACTCTCAGGTGTATCTATACCCATTAAACGGATTCTATCCCTCATGAATACTGAAAAACCTAATTCTATATCTGCATCGATGGTATCTCCATCAACAACTCTTACTAATCGTGCATTAAATCTGTACATTCTATTCTCCTCTAGTCATCTACGTCAAAAAAGTTAATCGTTTCGGTGTATGGTTCTTTAAAACCACCAGCACCATCAGATGTGGTTGTACCCACTATCTTTTGTGTCTCAAATTTATGAGTCGTAGGATCAACATTCCCTGAATAATCAACTTCTGTCTGGAGAATTTGTTTGCTCTTACTAAGACCTCTATAATAACGAATACGAGTTTCAAAACCTAATGTGTAAACAATAGCTCTTCTCGTAACTAAATCACCCTCATAATCATCATTAAGTTGAACACTCGTTAAAAGAATAGGAGTGTCTGTTTTAATATCCAATGTTGGGATATCTTTTATTGTTACTGTATATTCTGGTTGAAACATTGGAAGTATCTGCTCTAATAATTGCAGAGCTTCATCTTGTGTTTGAGCCATAATATTTAATTCAAATCCAACTTTATACACTGCTGGTGCACCAAGTTTATGTAGTTGTAATGTATCTCCTGTTACAACCTTTGTGAAATTCTTATGCTTAGATACACGTGCAGCTGCGTCATATTCCATAGAGGATATTTCAAATGCTAGCCTTGGTAATTTTATTGCTAGTTTCGGATCAGATGTTTGTTCATTTAAACGTGCAAGTACTTTTGTTCTTGGTGAATATCCAAGAGGCACCTGAATTTTTTGTAGTATTTTACCAGCAGCATCTTTTTTAACAACTTGTAAGTCATTAAATATTGATCCGAATACAGATACCATCCGTCTTGTACTTTCATTGTAGAAATGATTAGCAAACATTATGGATCTCCAAATGGATTAGATTCTGTA